AAACCTTCTATACTAAGAACATTCTATTGAATGAAGGTCTACGTGCTTGGATGGCTCCTGTTGATCAACCTCATGAGAACTTTGTGTTCCCAGAAGAGGTCTTGCCGAGAGGTAACGCTCTCTGATATAATAGAGGGTCTTTAGGCCCTCTTTTTTTATGTTATATATTTTTTCTAAGACGGATTGTGGACCATGCATCCTAGTTAAAAAATATTTTAAAACCATGAATGATCCTAGAACGGAATCTATAAAAGAGATTCTTCTGGATGTTGGTCAAGAAGAGAGTATTGAATTTGCTAAAAAACACTCCATTACTGCAACTCCAACTCTTATTATTGTTGATGCAAATGGAGATAAAGCTGAAGAATATGTTGGAGCTGTTCCAATTACACAAAACATTGTAAAATTGTTAGATGATTACGCATAAAGTGATAAGTTCTGAGACGCCTTACAAACTCGCAGAGATAATTAGAGACACTTGGCCTCAACTTTATATACCATCAAAGGATAAGGAAAAACCCGATGAACCTCCCAAAAAACTTTGAACAAACTTCTGACGAACCTTATGTTCGTCATGAATATAAGTTAGTTTATTCTAATGATCAGTCTGTTGTATTTGATAATTATGAGGATCTGAGACGATCCTGGTGGGAGACACCCGATCAGTTTTTGAGTCACGTTGAAGTTTTGGATAAGAAAAAAAAGAAAACAAAAACCAAAGGATTTTCCTAATGAAAAAGTATAATGAAGAGTATTTTTCAGTAATTGATAAAAAAACTGGAAAAAAACTATTGGATTGTGGTGATGAAATTGATGCCATTACTATGGTAAATTTTGCCCCACACAATCGCACTTATACTCGTAATAAATTTTTGATGGGCCAAGTTGTGGATATTGAAATGCCTAAGTCACTTCCTACAAATGAGATTGTTGTGAATATGGATGGTGGTGTTGGCGGTTCTTGGGAGGTTAAAGAACCAGAAAAATTACCCCAAATTAAACTTCCAGAGGGACAACAAGAACCTTTTAGGGTATGAGTAAGTTTAAGTATCCCAACGACCCACCTGATGCCAAGTGCCCTTATTGTGGGGAGTCTGGTAAACCTTGTTCCCATATAGACAGTATGGCCAGGGCGTATGCTCGTGGTGTTTGTAAAAAGAAAAATCAAAATTAGCCTTTGGCTTCATTTTGACCCTAAAAAATTTCCCGGTAAAAAATGACCCCATAGGATTTTCCTATATAATATCTGATGTTGTGTTTTTATGCCAAAAAATCAGTTGTTGAAAGATGAGTTTAAGGTTAGAGTTATGAAATTGAAACATCAACTCCAATCTGAACATAAGTATCCTGGAGAAAAAGAACTTGCCAATAAGTACTTAGATGAAGTATTATTCATTATTGATCAGTATTCTAGATGAGTTATGACTCTACCACAACAAGAACACAACTCTCTAATTGCCACTAGAGAGTTTCTAGTTGATTTAATGAATTCCAAAAAAATTCCTGGAGTTCCAGAAAAAGTTAGGTTATCTGCCAGAGCTCTTCTGAAACACTATCCAATGCGTCATAAAATTGATGAACTTTATTCTGGGAATACATTTTCAGAATATGTCTCATCCAATAAATCTGATATTACTGAAGAAGAACAGGAAAATAATAATAGAATCTATAACAATAATCAAACTTGGGAAACTCCAGGATTTAAATGGAAAACTGAGGTTGAGTTTGTTCCTGCAGAGTCGTAAGACTCTTCACGGGGAATTAGTTAAACGGTATAACGGGTGCTTTGCAAGCACTTATTAGGAGTTCGATTCTCCTATTCTCCATTCTTGACAAATAGGCTAAATAACTTATAATTACTAGGTGTTTAGTATTCGTTTATGAAAGTTCCTAACAAATCTGAATTGATGCACCTTCGCCTTCAAGCTTTTATGCGTGAATTTAGATGTGATGATATTGAATATATTGGGATAAAGAAAGGAGAACATTATTATCGAATTGCTGATCACGAAGTACCAGTATCATCTATCGAAGATTTAGAGGAAGTATCATGACAAAGCCTTATTTCATTTACGATGCAGAGTCAAAACGAGACAAATGGAATCGAGGATTGGACTTGTTTATTGAAAGTGTACATAAACCTGATAACGAATTGAGACAAGCTGCTCATGATCAAAAATGTTTTCATGAACTTATGGATGTAAGAGATACGGTTCTGGAATATCTAAAAACAATTCGTTGGGAGTGATATGGAATACTACTACGTTTGGTTTTTTCTATTTGTAATAGCTGCATATTTTATTGTAACTGACAATAGTGTATCGCAAGCAGTTTATTATGTTAGTAAACTTTTAAAATTTCAATATGAAAAAACTAAGTGGTGGGTATTTAATAATCCTCGTAATCCCATAGTAAAATATTTAATGTGGAGACGGGCGATGAAACTTGCAAAAGAGTTAGAAAAAGAATTTAACAAAAATAATGGCAGTTAAATTAATATGTTTTGAACCCTGGAGAGGAGTTGGTATAACCAAGTATGATAGTGGATTTGGAGATAGAATTAGATTTTGGGTTTTAGCACATCACCTTTCTACTATTATTAATGATGTGCAAATAATTGTAGAAGAAAAATATTGGCCTGAATTATTATTAATTGATTTTCCAAATACTACCTCACAAGATATTTCTTCATTGAAGTTATCTAAAAATCAATTACTCCCAATTAGTTGTGAAAAAGTTAGAAATATTATATTAACTGGAGATATTAATTTATTAAATTCTTCTGACGACACTTACTATTATTTTAATTTTTCTATACATCATATTGGCGATATCTTTGGTGGACTTGATATCACATACAACTTCATGATGCATAATGCTATATCAAAGATTAAATTGAATGTACCTGATGCTTCCAATTTTATGCAACAGGAATTTTCAGATTGTTGTTGCATACATTTGCGAAGAGGTAATGGAACTTTTCCTACTTTAAAATTCTTAAGTGAGATGGAACGATTTTTATCGAAAGAAGTTGTGGATTCTTATTGGAAAACATTTCATAAAGAAAGGTTGGGAAATTCTGTAAATTCAAAACAATATAAGTATTATGATTTTTTAATCGAAAGAGATACTGATATTGAAAAAAAAGATTTACCCACAAACACAACCCTTCGAGACTTTAATTGGGTAAATGAATATAAAATCATAACAGATGAAGATTATTTTAATTTAATCATTAATACTATTCTCAAAGAAAATTGCAATCAAAAAATTTACATAAGTTCAGATATTCCCAGAAAATATTATTCATATTACTATGATAATTTTCCAAGTAATATAATAGATGAAACTCTTTATTTTGAGACATTCTTAAAATTTTATGAAAACAAATTTCCCCCAGAAAAATTAGAAAAAAAATATTCAGTTCCAGTTTCTAAAGTTTTTGAAAATGTATTTGACTTAATGATTGGGTGTTATTCAAAAACAATAGTTAAATCAACTTCGAATTGGAGTAAGATTGCTTCATTGTATAAAAGAAAAAAAATTATACACGCAGGAAGAGTAACGTCAGTCAATTCTTTGGGAAATTGGATTTTTATGGATGGGGAGATTGACTTTAAGGATGAATTCCTCTATAATCAAGTGAATTCCAAAATTTGATATGATGACAGAACGTATTCAGGCCTCACGAATGCAAGTTCAAGTATGACATTTTAATGTATGAAAAGGAGGGGAGAGTTCCTTACGTTGACCCGGCTAAAGTTCAACCCAAAACTCAAACTAAAGTTCAAACTGAAACAAAATGAAAGATCTTAGAATCCCAAGGTTTCCTTCTCATAATATTAAAAAAGATGATTATGTAAAGTTTGTCGGTTGCACTCGGGAACAAGTCAACTGGGGAAATAATACTGATCCAACTGACCTATTAATTCATGGTGGAATTTATTATGTACAAGAGATAATTGTAAAATCATCTCATACTAAATTAATTCTTCGTGGAGTTGAGGGAAAATTTAATAGTGTGTGTTTTGAGAGAATGTAATGTCTCTTTCTGACAAAGCAAAAATCTATTACAATGTTTGGTGTTGTGCTTATCGTAGAAGATACGAAGCAAAAATAAAACAAGACTGGGCATTGTATGAAAGAGAACATTCAACATTGTTGATGTGTCTGAATATGAAAGACGCTAAGTGGGTTATATTTGACAGTGATAAAAAATATAACATTTTACTGTCCCTTGACAAAACCCTTGAGTCAGAGTAGTATAGTGGACGAGAAATGAAGGTTCAAACAGATGAGGTGTAAAGTGCAACTCTATGTTGCTGGTAAGGTATTCGATGAGATTGTCGAAGCCAGAGATTATAGAGAAGCGAGAGAAGTAGCTCTTGCACGAAATCCAAATGCAAAAGTTATTGGTGTTACAGCTACATTCAAATGAAAAATAAAAGTCATCAAGTAAAGTCTAAGTGGTATTACATCTTCTGGGGTGTTATGGCTGTTGCCGTAGTGGGAGGTCAAATTTATGTTGGGTCAGGTTATCGTGAAATGGCAGAAGCAACAAAGGGTTCTGATATTCGTATAACTTGTGAAGTCTTTCCTCCATATATTCCTCCAGTAAAAAAAAGTAACAACACAAGGAAATTCGAGTAATGTTTTCTATACATGATCTTCAACATGATGAACGCCGTTATGGTTGGATTGTAGATAAACATTACGATTGGATTAATATGTTAAATAAAATGCAAAAAAATAATCCAAGACGATTCAAAGAATTTCGTTATTCACAAGAAACCATCTATAACCATATAGATAGATTGCAACAAGAACAGAACTTGTACGATTAGAATAATGAATAAAAAAATTATCAAGGTAATTCAAAAAGATGATTCTTTGATGCAACTGACTTGGGTAATTAATAATATCTGTAACAATAGATGTTCTTATTGTGTACCTGCACTGAATAGTGGTATTGGTCACCATTATAGTTGGGAAAATGCTGACAAATTTTTAGATAAATTATTTGAAAAGTATCCTAAAGTTCACTGTTCTATAAGTGGAGGAGAACCAAGTCTTAGTCCTTTCTTTCCAGATCTTGTAAAAAAGTTTAATTATTCTGGAAATACTGTAGGTACAACTAGTAATGCTTTCCAACCAGTAGAGTATTGGAAAGACGTTTCAAAATATTTGTACTATATTTGTTTTTCATATCACCCAGAATTTCCAGTCAAAGACTTTAGAAAAAAAGTAATTGCTTCTAGTCTTAATACTTACGTTACAGTAAGAATTATGATGCTTCCATCTGCCTGGGATCATTGTGTAGAAGTGTTTAATTCTTTGAAAAATGTTCCTACTCTTCTTGTAGAACCTGTTAGAATTTTAGACTGGGGTGGTTCAAATAGAGAGGCTCACAGATCTATTGTATCAGGTAATGATGCAAATCCTCTTCAATTCATTAACTTTGGAATGACTAACTTTGAAGGATACACTTGTGAAATAGGATTGAAAAGTTTGTTCGTCCATTATCATGGAGGAATACAAATGGGAAATTGTATGGTTGGAGGATTTATTGGAGAAATAGAAAATTTTGAAAACATTCAATGGCCGACAGAACCAGTTATTTGCAATAAAACTGAATGTCATTGTGCTACTGATGTCAACGTAAGTAAATGGGCGCCAAACTATGATGAATACATACAATGAGGAGTATCTAAACTACTAAAATGAGCGAAGTTCAATTCAAGAAACATAGAGTGTTCCGCGAAACAGAAGCGGTAGTATTCTATGATATTTCTGTAGATGGTTCTAACGCACAGGACCTTGTATGTCACACTGGACCTGCTATCTCTCCACCCGATGACATTGTGGGGGCTAAACAATTTTATATTCATTATCACCAGATTGATCACAACCGTGTTTTATCTGGTCTTCGCACATTTGAACTAGTAAACCCTGAGTGGAGATACCCATATCATATCGTTCATCTGAATCGCAGTTCTGGTGCTCTCGTCATTCCTAAAATGACATTTCATCGTTCATACTCTGGTGCAGAAGGATCAATAGTTATCAATCAAGCTATTCGTGACGAAGAGTTTGATCCAGAAACAGAATTTGTTCCAGTCTCTGCTGCAAAAAATCCAGATCTTTATCACATTCTTGCTCACGAAAAACCCGTAATCCACACTCTTGGTGAATAACTCATGGTCATTTCTACTGGTGAAAAATTTCCATATCCTATGTTTCCATACCGACTTGAATTAATGGATGGTAAGGACAAACGAATTTGTTGGTTCGAATGTCAGGAACATGTGGACAGATTCTTGAAGAGACAAAATTTGAAGAAAAAAGACTACACTTTGGAGATTAAAAAGTAATGGCTGATTATGATTGGATTGACGATTGTTTCCGAGTGGAAGAAAAACGATGGGGAACTTGGACTTCTTACGATAAAGAAGAAAAAGAACTTCTTACTTCTCTTCATAAGGATGGATGTATCAATGCAACTCGTTGGTATTTGAAAAATAAACAAGAAGGGTTTGTAGAAAACTCTATTAATTGAAGTTTGTGTGCGGCCTAAAGACTGTATAAATTATGAAGCTTGTTCTTTACATCGTAATGAACGACTTTTAGTATTATGTTATCACGGCCAATGGAAGGAATTATCATATGTCAGATCTAGAGAATCAGTCTATGAAGAAACGGAAAACATTATGGCGTTGGTGGGCTAAAGCACTTGGAGAAAAGGCATCTAAATGTGATAGAGAATCAGATTCTGTTGCTCGGATACGCACCTTTATTTTTATTACTTACTTGGTTACTAACTGTTTTATTGTGGCTGGAGTAATTCGACATTGGAATGATACCTCTCCAGTAATTTACATAGAGATTAAACAAGAAGATGGACCACAACTCCCAGAAGTCTAGTACTACACCACTTATTATTGTATTGGGAATTCTTTTTTTGCTTGACCTGGCCATAATAGGTGGTATACTGTATAAGGGACACGCAAACTTTTCAGAATTATTTAAACATTTGAATCATGGCTAAAAGAACTTACACAATCGAAAAGAAAGATCCAACACACGCTCAAGTATGGGAATGGAATGAAACTCCAGAATTGGTTAAACTCCTTAAAGAATTACACTCAAACAAGTCCACATCCAGCACTGGATCCAACAACTCCGTGGTATGATTGGTTATGTTACTGTGAAATCTGCGAAAGTCTAGGGCCCATCCCAGGGCAACCTTCTCTTCGCAGATTTATGTCATATAGGAGATATCTCAAAGAAGTAGGTGTATTATGATTGCGACAAATTGGTTTCAAAAAAAGTGGGGTCTTGAAGATCCTGTTTTGACTGATGAACTTTATAATAGGATTGTTGAATTGGAACAACGAGTTAGAGTACTCGAAGAAGAAAATATAGAAACTACAAATGAATTATATCGTCTTGAGAACTCTTTGGATGCTCGTATAGATATTATTGCTGAACGTTGTCAAATTAACTACGATGTATGACTTGGATGACTTTGAACGTGCCCTTGCTCACTTCGGCACAAGAGTTGACATCATCATTGCGCTTGAATTGGGTGGGAAGATTGATTCTCTTTCTGCTTACAAAGAAATCAAAGCAGAACTTAAAGAACTTAAACGAGCAAAAAAACAGTACGGAAAGGACATGTAGTAAGTGTGGTGAAACTAAACCATTGACTATTGAGTATTATCAATCTGTAAAGTCTTTTAAATATAAGTTTAGTTATTATTGTAATAGGTGCAATAATCCAAAATCTAAGGAATAAGTATTGACTTATAAATACTCTAAACGTAGGTAATATCTTAATATAAACTATGGCTCAATTGACATCCAGTGGAATAAGGTTTGCAACTATTCCCGCAGTAGATGAATTAAATTCAAGAAGAGGAATTTTTCCTACTAGCACTGCTTGGGTTTTTTATCAAACCTCAGCTCCTACTGGATGGACTAAATCCACAACTCATAATAATAAAGCCCTTAGAGTAGTGTCTGGAGATGGTGGTGGATCCGGAGGAACAAATAGTTTTACTTCCACTATGAGTAGTTTTACTCTTGGTGGATCATTAACCTCCTCGAATGCCACAGGGGGAACTGAATTATCTGATACCCAAATTCCTGGGCACGTTCACCCTACAGGAGTAAGGTTAAATGCTGTTCCTACATTAAACAATCCAGACGGTGCTTTTACTGGATGGAATGGTGGTGATGTAGCTCGTAGCACTGGTTGGACTAGAAATACTCCAGCAACTGGAGCTACAGGTGGAATTCCTAATGGAGCAGCACACGCTCACCCTTTTAGTGCAACAGGAACTCTTACAAATCAATCTGTAGACATAGCAGTTCAATACATAGATGTTATCATCTGTACGTTTGATGGATAAATACTTTAAATAACATCTGTAGTTTACATCATATAAAATGGCTAAATTAACAGCATCTGGAATAGTTTTTGGTGACTCAACTATTTTAAATTCTAAGTACGGAATTGTTCCACAAAACTCAGTATCCATATTTTATCAAACCTCGGCTCCTACTGGATGGACTAAATCCACAACTCATAATGATAAAACTCTCAGAGTTGTTAATGGAGACGGTGGTGGATCTGGAGGAACTTCATCGTTCACCACAGTATTTCCTGGTAGCTTGAGAACAATATCGTCATCAAGTATTACAATGACTGGAACTGTTGGTAATACAACGTTAACTACCCCACAGTTACCTAGTCACACTCATCCTAATGGAGGTTTTGTTGGATTAACTTTGAGTCCTGGTGCTGGTGACGTTGCTTTTGGAGCCGGTTGGACTAGAAGTACTCCTGATACTGGTAGTGGACCGATTAATGGTGGCGGTTCTCATAGTCACCCTTGGTCGGGTACAGCTTCATTTTCTATAGATGTAGATTTTAGAGTTCAATACATAGATGTTATTGTTTGTACTTTTGCTTAATCCGTGATAGAATAAGAAAAATATTTTTGTCTATATGAAAAAGAACGAATCAGGTAATTTTTGTCCTCTTATCAGGAAAGATTGTATCGAACATAAATGTTCGTGGTATACACATGTGAGAGGAATGAATCCAAATACAGGAGAAGATGTAGATCATTGGTCTTGTGCTGTAACTTGGATGCCTATGTTAACAATTGAAAATTCTCAACAACAAAGACAAACTGGATCAGCTGTAGAATCCTTTAGAAACGAAGTAGTCAAATCTAATACTGAGAATAGACAACTATATATTGATATGATTCAACAAAATGGTATATTGCCAGTAAATGTAACTTCTTTGACAAGTACTCATACACTACCAGAAAATACAGGAGAATAAATTATGAAACTGACCATCATCCCTTCAGATAAATCTGTTTATGTAAATCAGATTGGTTATACCAATATTGATATGACTTGGGTTCCTATTATTGATGGAAAAAAAGTTCATGCAGTTCAATGGTTGGATGATGAAGGTGAAATTGAGTTTGTTGGACCTCATCAAAATTTAAAGATTACTAAGTTAGATGTATTCGAACAAGCAATTGAGTTGTGGAATGAAAAGAAACTCGAAGAAGAAACTCTCCTACGACAAAAACTAGAATCAGAAGAAAGACATAGAAAACAAGAAGAAGAACGTCTAAGATCACAATTTATTGGCGTTGATGATGAATTTGAAGTTGATGTTAGTGAACTTGATGAATATGGATATAGTGAAAAACCTTATATTGCTCCTTCAGAAACTCACATGCCTCCAGT